TATTGGAAACCTAAAGCTAAATATGATGGTGATATAGGCAATGGGTATGGGGTACAATGGCGCGCCTGGGGACCCCGAATTGGTCCCAAGATCGATCAATTAGCATTGTTGATACAGGGGTTGAAGAACGACCCCACAAGTCGCAGACATATTATCACCGCGTGGAATCCAGGTGAATTGGATCAAATGGCATTACCACCATGCCATATTATGGCACAATTTTTTGTTAGCAATGACAAAAAGCTGTCTTGTCAAATGTATCAAAGAAGCCAAGATGTATATCTAGGTGCACCATTCAATATAGCAAGTTACGCATTATTAACTCACATGTTGGCTCAAGTATGCGAGTTGAAAGTGGGAGAGCTTAGCATAGTGGCAGGTGATACTCACTTATATCTAAATAGTATAGAAGCAGTAAAAGAACAACTGGGCCGCGAACCATACCCACTTCCAGAATTGTGGTTGAATCCAAAAATCAGCGACATTGCCAAGTTCACTATGGATGACATAAAGTTGATTGGATATCAGAGCCACCCAGCGTTAAAAGTTCCAATGGCTGTGTGAATACCATTATGGCGTTACTAAAACATCAGCGGCGCGGGCCAGCAGGCCCAGAACACAAATTTCAAACACGCCCTACTACCAATGGGGAAGATGTAATATCCGTCACTCATGTGGTCCATACTATTACTATCACTGATGTCGAGGATCCCGACATTATGGTGGGAGAACCCATGTATGAGTGGAGCCAAACTGAAGCAGGTAAATGGGTAATGGAAAACTCCAATCCCACGCCCAGTTGGCATCGACATGCTGGGAATGAGTATGGTTGCAGGTATGCTGTATACGGATATCTATATGAAATTAGGGCCTATCTAACACCCGAGCAATTAACTTACTGGAAATTAAAATTTGAATAGGCACGCAGATAAATAATAGTATATGTGGCTATTCGAATTTCCCAATTATGTTTATCATTTGATATTAGGCATCGGTATAATAGGAACCATCACGGGATTCGTCTTAAATTCTATTCCTTTTATAAAGCAATATTCATTCCCTATACAAGTTATTAGTATTATGATGTTGACTTTTGGCGTCTACTTAAAAGGTGGATTGGCAGTAAAGAACACTTTAGACATAAAAGTGGCTGACTTAAAAGTTAAATTGGCTAACGCAGAGGTGCTTAGTGAGAAAATAAATACAGTAGTGGTTACCAAGATTCTTACTAAAAAAGAAATAGTAAAAGAAAAAGGGGCAACGGTATCAGAATATATAGACCGTGAAGTAATAAAATATAATGACAGATGTGAAATACCTAAATCAGCAGTAATCTCCCATAACGCAGCAGCACAAAACAAAACTATTGATGAGGTATTAACACCCAACACAGCAATAAACACCACAGAGCACAATAACATCGCTATTAGGGCAGGCAAAAAATGACAATAAGTAAATTGGCAACAACTTGTATGGTGATGATGCTAGTGGGATGTAATACTATGGTACCAGTAGTACCTAAATTTCCCGAACCGCCTGCTATATTGATGAGTAATTGTGGTCCTCTATCTACCATAGATAAAGAAGTTGTACTATTGAATGAATTTCTTCAAACAGTGCGGGGCAACTACGAAAAATTTCATAATTGTGCTGATTTACTATTGGGATGGCAAACTTGGTATAACGAACAACAGAAAATATACGGTCAAAAATAGTTGCGACTAAAGATCCCGCAGTTTTACGCTCAATGATAAATACTATCATATACTTGGTGGATATGACAGTATGACGCAACCGCAAGAAATTATCAATATAGGTGACCTGCCCAATGATGGGCAGGGAGATCCACTCCGTGTTGCTTTCCGGAAAATAAATAATAATTTTACCAGCTTATTTTCTACAGATTCTTCTACGTCTAATTCATATACTGTGGGATTAGTACCTTCTCAGGTAATTTGGGAAATTCCCGCTAATCAATTTACACAAGCTACAATTCAAGTTGATACTAGTAATCCAACTAACCAAGATACTCAAAATATCACAATAAATGCTGCTATTCATAATAATTATAGCAATGTAAAATGGACTGGTCATAGTACCTTATTTCTTGGTAATGTCTGTACAAGATATGATATGGATGTTTCTGGGGGTAATGTTAGACTACTGGCAAATCCATTACAAAATTCTACATTGTTACATTTTATTTCAGCGCAGGTTACTTTTTATTCGGGTGATCAACTACCTGGTCTAGCAATGAGACCAGACGGATATCCAGTAGATAACGATCTATCGACTGAAGACTCATTGTCTTTATTTGCGGAATAATAATGCGGGCCAAAGAATTTATTACAGAGAGCAAATTAGACCACATCCATGACTATTTAGAAATGGTAAGTGATTCATTGCCCAAGGCATTTGTTCTGCCTGAGTTAAAAAATAATGACTTTTATGAATTATACCGGTTTGGCGTCGCCATTGCTGACGTAAGAGGTACCTCAGGCGATGATAATGTTACCAATAAGTTCAAACCTGAATTCAAAGCCGAAACCACTTGGGGACAAAATCAAATTGTGTTTAGCTTTGATTCTAAGCTAGATGCAGTTATTGATTCAGCACTAAAAAAGATTAATAAATCAAAAAAAGTTCAAGTGGCATCTGCTTCCAGTGATGAACCGCCTGACACACACAAAGGCTCTCCACTTAAACCTTTCAAGGGGTATAAAAAATGAGAGCCAAAGAGTTTGTGGTAGAGAACAAGATTGATTCTATATCTACCCGCCAGCAGACTGCTACCCGTGGGTTAAATATTTTTGCTAAATCCAGCCAGACATACGATAGAATGTATGATTTGAATAGATTAATGATGGCTGTTGCTTGTAGTGATGGTGTCAACACGATTAACATGAGCCCTGAGAGTTGGGTAGGTAAAATGAATACCGCACATCCCTATACCCAAGAAGAACAAGATATGCTTAAGATGGCGTATAAGGCAGCAGGGCTCACATATAAAGATTTAAATCAGGGCGATATGAAAAGCGAAGAACTCGCCGACACAAATAAGCAGAGTCCCGTAAAACCATTTAATGGTTACAAAAAATAATTTACTACCTTCCATATCTGCTAAGTAATAGTATACCATAGGATGTATGATAACAATGTTAGATATTTCAACCGTATTTGATCCGGTAAAAATTAGATTTTACCAAGAATGGCTTTATTCTAACCACCTGTATGATGAGGGTGAAAGCAGCCTCCATACTACATTGACACTAGAAGCCATAAACACGCATGTTGATCCATTATCTTTGCCAAAAGACGCTAAGATATTAGATTTGGGTTGCGGTCCAGGTTACTTTCTTGATTTAATGAAAGAACGGGGATATACAAATATGGTAGGTATAACATTATCGGACAATGATTTAGAAACATGTAGAAAAAAAGACCATACTGTAGAAAAGTATGATATAAGTTTTTTACCACAACATAAGGGGTATACTGATGAAAGTGTAGATTTTATATTCTTGCGGCATGCGTTAGAACATAGTCCCTATCCAATTTTCTCATTGATTGAATTTAACAGATTATTGAAACAATACGGAAAGATTTATATTGAAGTTCCGGCACCAGGATGCGAGCGTAAACACGAGTGGAACTTAAATCACTATAGCATTCTAGGGGCAGAACAATTGGCAGCCTTATTAGCAAGAACTGGATTTAAGGTTGAATATATTAAATTGGTTGAGTATGATGTTGATATCAATGAAAATGGGGGTGTTACTAAATATAAAGAAAAGCACTATTCGTTGATTGCCACAAAAGAAATGCCATTGGATATAAAATAAGGACTGCCCGCTTGGGATAGTAAAGAGCGTAAAATGAATAAAGCAGGGGCAGTAAATTTAATAAAAGATCCATATGTAAAGACCCACTTTCCTAATCAGAAGGCATTAGACGATTTTATAAAGTGCTGTGATCCAGTCGACGGTTATCTATATTTTATGGATAACTTCTTTATGATACAGCACCCTACCCGAGGCTCAATTAATTACCATCCGTATACATATCAAAAGCGGTTGATTGATACCTACCACCGCTATAGATATTCCATAAGTTTAATGCCACGCCAGTCAGGCAAATCGACTAGCGCGGCTGGATATCTATTGTGGTATGCCATGTTCAACCCAGACTCTACTATTCTAATAGCAGCACACAAATACACTGGTGCTCAAGAAATCATGCAGCGTATTAGATATGCTTATGAAAACTGCCCATACTGGATAAAAGCAGGTGTAACTACCTATAACAAAGGTAGTTTAGATTTTGAAAATGGTTCTCGCATAGTTTCAGCTACCACTACTGAAAACACAGGTCGTGGTATGTCTATTTCACTACTATACCTTGATGAGTTCGCATTCGTAAGACCCACGATAGCTGAATTGTTTTGGACATCTATTACTCCTACATTGGCAACCGGTGGTAAAGCGATTATAACTTCAACACCAAATAGTGATGAGGATCAATTTGCGTTGATATGGAAAGGCGCAAACAAGTGCTTGGACGATTATGGCAATAAAACAGAATTAGGTATCAACGGGTTTAGGGCATATAGAGCGTTTTGGGATGAGCATCCTGACCGTGACCAGCCTTGGGCTGACTCAATGAAGGCACAATTGGGTGATGATAAGTTTGCCCGAGAAATAAATTGCCTCGCGCATAATACAAGTATGACCTTAAAAGACTCATCGGGTAAAATATTTACAGCTACTATGACAGAGTTGGAGAAAATGTTAAATGACGGTAAATAAAAGTGTAGTTCGCGGAATGGGGATTCCTAACTACTCTAACGCTTTAGGGAGCATCAGTATGACTATTTATTCACCTCACCATATTCCTGCAGGATATTACGTTTATTCATATCTTATCTTAGACAAGACGGAACACCTTATTATATTGGTAAAGGAAAAAATAAACGAGCTTGGCAATTACATAAAAATATTAAACGTCCGTCGTATGACAACATCATTATTTTAGAACAAAACCTTACCGAGATAGGGGCTATTGCATTAGAAAGACAGATGATTCAATGGTATGGTAGAAAAGATTTAGGTACAGGCATATTAAGAAATAGAACTGACGGCGGGGAAGGAACCAGCAATTGTGTTCCTTGGAATAAAGGCCTGACTTTACCCGGGCATGGAGGACGTAATAAAGGAACACTATGGTCAGATGATGAAAGAGAATCTCAGCGCAAAGCAAGGTCTAACCCAAACCATTATGATTACCTAAAGGATCCGATACGATGTGAAAAGATAAGTATTGCACAAAAAGGTCGTGTTGGCACGAGTTTAGGTAAGAAATGGTTCAATGATGGCGCAACTGAATATTACGGAGACTTTATACCTGTCGGTTTTAATACAGGTAGATTAATAACCAATCAATCTAAAAGGGGATTAAGATGGTTTAATAATGGAAAAGAAAATAGGCAATTCAGAGAAGGAACACAACTTGAAGGATTTGTAAATGGCAGAGTTATTAAAAAATAAATTAGGTTTGGAAGTTTTAACAGATTCGGGATGGCAGACATTTGCTGGTCTAGCTAACAAAGGTGCCATGCATACTGTTATTGTAACTTTAGACAATTCTGAAATAATACTCACTCCGGACCATGAGTTATATGCTGATTCTTATAAAAAAGTACTATCAGACCAGGTTATGCCGGGGATGCTAATCATGACAGCCTCCGGCCCTCAAAAAGTAATTTCTGTCAGAGAAAATTGTTTAGAAATAGTATACGATTTAGTGAACGTAGGTGAAAACAAACGTTTTTACGCTAATGGCATTTTATGTTCCAATTGCGAATTTATTATTGCCGACGAAACACTTATAAACCCTAACACGCTTATACAGCTTGAGGGTACTGAGCCTGTAAGCAAAATGGGGCAAGTACGCTGGTATAAGAAGCCTGAAAAGGGACACATTTATTGTGTTGGATTAGATCCTAGTCTAGGCACTGGCGGTGATCCCGCAGCTATTCAAATTTTTGAAGCTGATACTACTACTCAAATAGGAGAATGGCGGCATAATAAAACTGATATTCCTAACCAAGTTAAAATTTTAGCTCAAATAAATACCTATATTGTTGAAGAAACAAAGGAACCTAACAACATATATTATTCTCTGGAGAATAACTCTATTGGAGAAGCAGCATTAATATCATTGAATGAATATGGTGAAAGCAATGTCCCGGGTATATTTCTCAGCGAGGCAGGGAAAAAGCGCAAGGGATTTAATACTACGCAGAAGGTTAAACTAACAGCGTGTGCTAAATTCAAAACATTATTAGAAAGTAAAAAAATGGTATTGCATAGTAAAGCGCTAATAAGCGAATTGAAAACATTTGTCGCTAGTGGAGGAAGTTATGCCTCCAAAATAGGTGACCAAGATGACTTAGTAATGGCAAGTTTATTAATAGTTAGAATGATGCAGCACTTAAGCGACTATCATGTAAATTTAGAGGAACATATGCGT